TGGGTTTGGAATATATCCAATATCTGCACCTGGTTTGATTATGTTTACAGCTCTAATTGACTGGTTAGCAAGTTCTATTATCAATCCGATGGCTTCTCTAATCAAGGTAATAAAGCCAGCAACTATGCCAGCCACTGTGCGCACAAATTCGCCAAATTGGACAAACCCTTTACCGCTTTCTTCTAAAGATGCTGTCAAACCTTCATCGCCAGTTAATCCTGCAATAAAAGCATTTAAAGCTGGTACGCCTTCATTACTCAAAAAGTTAATAAATTGCTCAATAAAAGGTAACAGTCTTTCTGCCAAAGTATCTCGCACATCTTCAAACGCAAGTCGCAATCTTGTAATTCTTCCTTCAAAGGTATTTGCTGCAACATCTGCCTGACCAGCAAAGGTTTCAGATAGCCTCTTGGTTATATCTTCAAAACTCATTGTTTTAAGTTCAGCTGCTGATATACCGATGCCCAGTCTGCCTAGAGATGCGGTGTTGCCTTCGTAGGCTTTGGCTAATGCTTGAGTTACAGCATCAAGAGATTTACCAGATCCGGCAGCTACATCTAGTGCCAAGCCTTGCAACTCCATAGCCTTTTGAGCATTACCAGTTGCGATGGCAAGTCTGTTTAAAGATGGTCTTAATTCATCTTCAGTTACACCAGTGGCAAGTTCAGTTGCTCTTGAATACGCTAAAACTTCATCGACTGTTTTTTGTGTGGCTCCGGCAACATTGATTAAAGTTGTTGCTAGTTTGGCGTTTGCTTTTTCATCTTCGATCGCAGCCTTAACGCCATCAACTAATAATTTGCCAGCATAGACTCCGGCAGCTGCGCCAGCAACTAAAAATGCTTTACCGATCTTTGCGCCAAACTCACCAATCTTATTGCTATTAGTTTCAACGGCTTTATCAGCTTGATCTAATTTCTTTTTTAAATCGTCAATATCGGCAAGGATCGATAACTTTAACGTGCGATTATCTCTTGCCATTATGTCCACTCCTTAAGAATGCGCTCAAATGATTCCTGCCACTTGTTTACTAATTCAGGCTGAATTCTGCGTAAGGTTGGATAAATAAACCATCCACGACTGCCACCACCAGGTGCTCGCCCAGAAAAGGTTGGGAACTGTTTAAACCTGTTTGATCCAAACTCAATACCGCCCCAAAGCGTCGACGTACTAGCACCACCTGAAAATTTCTGTCGAGCGAACCCATATCTAAATTCACCGATCTTGCTTGACTTAGATATGCTAACTCCGTCCGCAACTCTTTGCGCAACTGCTCCTGCTTTCGTTCTGCCTCTAGCTGCCGCTTTAATTTCTTCTGATGCAAAATACGCCAAAGCAGCAGACTGCCTTCTTGCTTCATCCGTTGCTTGATCGTCCATAAGTTTGAACGCTTTGTAAACATCCCGGAGGTCGGATTTGTCATAGGCAACTTTAGAATCATTAGCCATTATCCTCGCTCCTTTAAAATCTCAATTGCAGTTAATAAATCTTCTGCGCTTGTCCATTCACTCATTGGTATATGGGTGGCCATTGCCACCGCAACGAGCAATCGACTTACGCTTCCTTCTGGATGACTTTTGGGTCATCCGCATCACCGACAATTACGTCCGCAACTGTTTCCATCCAGGCATCCATTGGCTTGACTGGTTTGTCACCGGCAATAGCACGCTTATGAGCATGATAAGCCAGAAACATAAGATCCCACATGCCAATCTTTTCTTTGGCTTGTCCAATCGTGTTTCCTGTCTGCTTCTCCCATTTTGCCCACTCAGGAGGTTGGGCTATGTAAGTGGCTTGCTCTCCTGAGTTATATTCAATTGTTATTGGTAGTTTCATTTTGTTTGCTCCCGTTTTAGTTTTTAGCTGAAGGTTTCAGTAACTTGGCCACGTGCAACTGGGAATGTGAAAGATACTGTTTGAGCATCTACTCCTGAGCCACCTGCGGTTGGGTAAACTGGCAATACTGGAAACACAAATTGTGCGCCAGTTGCAGCTGTAAGTGTAATTGTAATTTCTGAGTTTGGTGCTGTATCGCACGCAGTCCAAATTGCTTCGCAAACTGATGAAGCCTTGCCCCAGTCAGCCAACATATCTAATTGGAATGTGCCCGCTTCGTTTACAACTTTGTAGGCTTCGCCATCTAAAGTCTGGTATGTCTGACGATCAAATTCTTTTGTCAGAACTGCGTTTGTCGCTTGTGCTTCGATGTCTGTTCCACCTGTGAAAGACAAAGAAATATCGCGACCTGTGATTACTGTGGTTGCCATGATTCTCCTTTATGCGGTTTGTGTGTAATAGGTAGAAACTCGAACATCTGCGATAAGCAGTGTTGATGCTCCAACTTGTGTAACTGTTGGTCTTTCGACCGAACTGACTATGTAACCCGCTGGGATTACTGCCAGAACACTTAGAATGAGTTGCTCTATATTGTCCAGGCTTGCTGGATTTGAGTTGTAAGCAACTGCGACTGTAATTGTCATGTTGATTTTTGTGCGAATAGTAGATTTGCTGATTGTTTCTAATTCTAAGTATGGACTATCTGGCACAACCACGACTGCTGGCGGAATTACTGATTCTGGAACGAAGCTGTAAACGTTTCCTGCTACTGTTGCAAGTGCTGTGGCTAAAGGTTGTCTAACTGAAGATAAGATAGTTGATGCTGGCATTATTGAGCCATGCTTTCAACATCGATGTAAGCCCCTAACAATCCTACGCAGCGATTGAATAGTGATCGACCCATGCGGAAAGGTGTAGCTGTAAAGTCCACGCCCTCAATCTGTCCGCCACCTGCTAAACGTGATTGGAATACTTCTAGAGATACTGCGAATACTGCTGAGCGCACTGGTTGTACGCCAACATAAGTTGAAGCACTTGATAAGGTTGCTGTTCCTGATGGGATGATATTTGCGCTCGCAACATCTGCGTTTGTAATGGCGCATGAAAATGTATATTGTCCAAGATCATCTGCCAAGATTGTGCGTGTTCCATTGTAAGGTGCTCCGCATCCTGCGATAACGACTGATTGTCCTGCTGTGAATTCGTGAATGCCTAAAGTGGTAAATGTTGCTACGTTGTCAGTTAATGATGCCTCTTGAACTGGGCTTCTAAATGTAACTAACATTGGAAGGATTACGCCTTCTGCGGTATCGATGATTTCGTTTAAATATGTGTCATTGTATAAGGCAGAAGACACGCCAAGCACTGCTCTTAACTCACTGGCAGTAATAATTGCTGGCATGTCTTCTCCTTAACTCCCATTACAAAGATGCCAGAGATCGGGAGCAACCCCTGGCACTCAGTTAAATTACGCTACGAACAAAGAACGGAATGCTGTTGGGTAGCGATTAACTACGCAAACATATCCGTAAAGTCCGATTTCAATACGACCATTTGCAACGATGTTGGCACGTAATTCAATTGTGCCACTCTCGTGGAATCGCATTGCTTGTGATGGATAAACCAATGCAGCTTTATCGCCAACATTGTTTCCGGTGTAGTTAGGATCAACAATTAGATCAAGTCCTGCAACTGTTCCATTTGTTGAACCTTGTGTAATTAAGCCAGCCGCATTTTGAGAAATTGCTGCTGCGAATAGTGGACGCTGTGAACCATCAACCGCACCTAATAGGTTTGCGAAGTCGATATTTGTGTATCCACCTGAAGGAGCAACCATCAATCGATTTGGTGTGAATCGCATAACTCCATAAGCGTCTGCAATACCATCAGCGATTGCTTTGTAAATTGTTGTTCCAGATGATGCGCCTGCACCATCAGCTGCGATTGTTGCTGCATAAGCATCAGTCTTCTGTGCATAAGATGCAGCCAACTCACGTACAAGCAGATCTGCAAAGCTCACGTCTGAACGATCAAATAGTTCAACGTTTACAATGTTTGCACCAGCAAACTTGACAATGTTGTCTTCTTGGAAAGTTACAGCTGTATCTTGTGAAGCAAACTCAACACCTTCGGCAGTTTGTCCTACAATTGCTTGATTTCCTAATTTTGGCGTAAACACCTTCATGCCCGTGGCAGGTAGTGGAGCACGCTCAATGCTGTTAATAAATGGACGTGAATCATCGATTACTCCAATAACATCACGTAGGTAGTTTGGTGGAACTACTCCTGTGTTTTCAGAAACAGTTGCAATTTGTAATGCTGCTACTAAATCGCGAGCATCGGTGTCGCCACCAAGTGCTTTGATTTGTGCGTTTAGATATTGTCCGGCTGTAACGTTTGTATCTACGCGTGGCTTTGTGTATGCCATGTAGTTTGCTGTTACAACTGGAGCAGTTTGTGCCGCTTCTACCGCTTCGGTCGCGATAGGAGCCTCAGAAGTAATTTCTGACACTTTGTTCTCCTCTTTGTTTATTTCCTCAGCGGTTGCTTCGGAATTCTCTGGTGCTTCACTAGCTGCTACCTCAGCGACCCGGGCGCTGTCAATTGCAGGATCTGTTACAAGTGAAACTTCCTGAAGTGTGCTGGATTGAATTCTTAACACGCCTTCTTCGTTTTTCCATTCATTAATTTTTACACCAACACTAAAGCCGTCGCGTAATCCTGTAGCGGCCTCTTCCAAAGCGTCATCCGCAGAAAAAGTTTTGGCCAGACGGAAGGTTGCCTCTAATCCTGTATCTGTTGCAGTTATGTCAACAAGTTTTCCAAGTGGCTTTGTTCTTTCGTGCTCAAGCAATAATTTGACCGGCTTTGAGAAATCAATGCTGTCTTTTTCAAATACTGTCAATCCTGCGCTGGTTGATCCCTGCTCATCCCAGGTTACGATCTTGCCTGAGATAGTCCGCTTGTTTGTATCGGCAGCTGTTATTTCTATTGGGAAATTGATCTTCATCGGATCAAATCCTCCTCTTCTTGTATTTGCTCAATGCTCATCGCACCGATGCGGTTTAGGATTTCGTAAACTTGTGCACGCTCTAATGCTGATCCACGTAAGAAATCATCAATATCAAATCGTGTTTCAATTCCGTTAGGGCAGAAGTCTGCCTGGCTTAGACGTTGCTCAATAGCTGTAAGGATTGGACGTAGTGAAAAGTCAATTAGTGCTTTTCGCTCTGCAGTCATATTGGAATATGTCATAGATGTAGTTTCAGCAGATACGAATGAGGCCGGAATACCTGATGCTCTTGCAATTTCTAAGGCTAGGTATTGACGTGCTTGATTTAATTGTAATTTATCAGGATCAAATCCAAGTGCTTGCAATTCAACATCAGCATTTAAAAATGCAGTTGATCTTGTTTGACGAGATT